CTGAGATTGGCAAGCAAGTTGCTGTTGCCGTCGGTGTTGCCGCCACGCACGGATCAGCAGAGAAAAAAAGTGTCGTGAATGGACATGCTATCGCAAGCGTGATCGGATGGCCACACATCAATGAATCGCCACGCCAGACGTTATCCACCGAATCCCATGCTAGATTGACGGTGAACGTGGGACAGTCTGGGCATGTTGTCGTCACGTCTGCGTGAAGAATTCGCGGGAACGAAGTCCTGCCACTGGCACAACAATTGCCGACATCAACCGTACAAGCATTGTCACAGCCAGACGCTTGAAACTCATAATACACGACATGCGATGGAATCGCCCCAGCCGCTGGAATCGTCGTGCCCCATCGTGCTATCGGCCTTGGGCATTTCGTTTCCACGCCGCCCAACGCTACCGGCAGTGTTGCAGATCCGCCAGTCTCGTCAGGACTCAACGCAAGGTAGCAAGTGCGATCATACGCCGTCGAAGTTATCGACACGACTGCACCGGACGGGAACGTCCAATCACTGCCTACTAAGCACGCAGGCTCGGAAGTCGTGCCAGTGATCGACCGCTTCGTCAGGCACGCACACCGTGCAATGCAACTACAATTGCAGCACTTATCCTTGATGCCTTTTGTGTCAATCACCTGATTGCCATAGCTGTCTAAACAGTTCGGCCTTGGAGTGATCGCGATATTGTCACCGCGTGACAAAACGAAAGTATAATCTCCGATTGTCCAGCGTGTTCCGATCCCGCCTGATGTCGGCCCCTGTCCGAGATTTCGATCAGTTCCGTATTCCTCGATGGCATCCGTCTTACTCAATCGGCTGCAAAAGAAATTCGGCGAAACTCTTGCCGCATCATCAATCGTAACGCACGCACCGTAAGTCGTTTTTGTTATCGCAAGTGCAGTGCTAGTCAGGCACATCTGACAGACACCATTAGCTACTTCAAAATGCACGGCGACATCAATTGCCACACCGTTGACGAGGAATTTGCCAGACGATGTTATCGGCATGTAAACTGGCTCATTCAGGCCGTAGGCAGTCGTCGGACAGTAAAGCGAATACGTCAGCGTGTCGGAGTGCAGAAAGTCATTCGTCAGCACCTTCAGGCACGCTGTTTTCGGCAGGCACGCACAACAGTTCGTCTGCCACGAACTACGCTCAATCGGCGTTATGTTCGCTGTGTTCGGCTGCGGTGGTTCTTCGCATCCGTTACAGCAGCATGTCTTACCAGAGCCTTTTGCGACCATTCAAATCACCACGTCGCACGAGAGTAATCTACAGCACAAACCATCGACTTCCCAGACGCCGGGGAATGGCTCGTAACCTGTTCTGCAAATGTCGTCTGCTACCCCCTGCCTATAAACCGCTGTGCCTTGGCGGCCAGTCAAATCCACGTTTGGCTCATTCAAAAAGCACGCCCGAGGATCACAGATTTCGATGACACTTCCGAGGATCAAATCAGGAACTTGTTCGAGCGTGAATCCGTAATCCCATGCAAGCACTTCGGCAAGCCCTGTGAATGTTGTCGGATCGCTGGAGACGATTTGGAAACGGACGTTTGTGATTACGGAAGATAATTTACCGCCCTGCCATCGCCCGCGTTGCCCTCGCGGATTCATCATCTGGCGTGAGACCTCGCGGACGGTTTTCGCTATCTGTTCTGTCGCCTTTACGCCGAAGATATTAAGTTGATCGGCCATGATTTTTACGCCGCGTAATGAATAATGCGAACGTCACTTGCCGCAGTGTCGGAAATCATAAACAGACTTTTGCCAGTTTCCAATCGTAGCGGCCCAGCCGATTCTCCGTACAACATTCTGCCTGTGTAGACAGTCGTGGCAACGCCCCACTTGACAAAGTTTGCCGTTGAAATGTTGATCATCAACACTATGCCGTTGTTTGTTATGTCGGTGAACACTGGCGTTTCTTCAGTCGTGCCGATTGAAATGATGCCGTCATAGTGCCGTTTCAATGTCTGATCGAGCAACTTTTCCCACAGCGAAAACGTGTGGACATTCAGCGTGTTGGCTGCGTCTTTTCGTTCAAGCGATACTTTGTATTTGATTTCGCTAGTCATTGATTCACCTACGTTAAAGGCAGAACAGAGAACACCGCTGTTTTATAAATAATTGAAGCACCGTAAACGGCAGTAGCTGAACTTGGATTCGCCAACACTTTGCCGAGTCCGTTTAATGGCACTGGAGCAGACGGCAGCGAATCGTCATCATTTTTTATATTGATTCGCGTCGTTGCATCGTATGCCAACTGACGAAACCCAACATCCAACGGTCTAAGAATCCAGCCGTCACGCTGCAAATGAATGTCCAAATCGACAACCACGAACGGCACGCCGTTGCGTGTCTGTTCTTCGCTGATTGCTACACGCTGCACTTTTCCTTGCCCCACTGAATAGGTGATTCCCTTAATTGTAAACGCATCAGAATTGACAGTGTCTGCATAATTCAAAATCCATGAAGGTATGCCGCTCATGTTTTTTGTGATTGATACCACACGCCGGGAATCGTCCATCATAAACGGCGGATCGAATGGATCGCCTGCTGAATTGCAGATCGAATCTCCATTGATATCGACATCCGCGACTTTTTGAAATTGCTCTGTCGATATTCTTACGATTGCTGGTTCCGTTGTTGGATCGGTAGCCAGCTCGCGATCCGAGTTATATTCAGCCGTTACAGTCCAACCCTTCCAAGGCTCTGAATTTTTCACGTCAAGTGAAACACACCACGCTCCAGAATCGTCAGGATACACTTGACCAATCGTTGGCAAACTCGCGTGCGATCCGACTGCGTATGCACCTTCGGCAGTCGTGCTTGTCGTTAACCGGAATGCCCGCGTGTAACTGCGTTTTCCAAGTGAGTTCGTGGCTGATCGCTCGCCTGTTATTTCTCCGAGATAGCTGACAGTCATTAGGCAAATGCTCCGACTGTTGTAAATTGTTGTGGCTTATTTTCTTTGATTGCTTTCGTAAGTGCGACAGTCTGCTTTTGAGTCGCGATTACATTTGGATCTCTATTGCCCATCATCGCTTTAACTATCGTAGAAAACGCTTCGGCAGATCCGCGTGCCATACCTCCAGCCGTTGAAGCGATTTCTCGACCTGCGGCTTTTGTGACTTCTGGTTTGACTGCTTTTGTTTTTTCGCCTGAAAACATCCGCTCAATAGATGCCCCAAGAAACCCGCCTTTGATTTTTAGATCCGTCAACTTGCTCGTAGCAGCCAATGATATCTGATCGAACATGCCGCCAACGCCTTCGGCTATTCCGCTGGCGAGCGATGTCAGTTTAGTAGGATCACTAGGAAGTGCCGCTGGCCCCTGCGCCAGTGCAGGATTGAATGCCTCAACTGGTGGCAACTGCGGCTTGTCGAGTTGCGACAACACGTTTTGGAAATCTAGTTTGGCTGTTTCAAGTCGCGTTTGTCCTTCGACGTTTGGACGCATTTGCGAGTCCATAATCTTCGACGCTATCAACGCACCGGGGCTTGCGTAGCTCACCAGATTTTTTGCGTTCTTAATCGCGAATTTAATGCCTTCACTCAGCATGAAATCTAGCATCTTCATCCAGTTTGCTTTAATGCTTTCAATCGCGACATTGAAACTGGCGTCGAACAACTCGCCGATGAATTTAATCTTGACGTTCATGTCGCCAAGATTATTAAACTTGTCAATAAACTGCGTGATCGGCGGGATCATATTTGCAATCGCCGTCGCTACCTCATTAAATGCCGGAGCCAATCCGACAGTCACCTGATCGAACAACGCACCGAAACTTGCCTTCATTCTCTGGATAGCATCGTCGGCGGCTGCGGCTTTCGCTAGTCCCTCTGGACTGATTCCAATGCCCAACGCCTCAGCATCTTTCAGCAGCGTGTTTAGCTCACCCATGCCACCAGCAAACAGGTTCGCCATATCGACGCCCGACTTGCCGAAGATCGCGACCGAAGCCGCTGCACGTTCTGCGGCTGTCGGTAGTTTGCCGATCGCCGCTGCGATCATCATAAATTGCTGTTCAGGCTGCAATGTTTTTAGTTTTTGGAAATCAACGCCGAGTTTTTCAAACGGCTTTGAATCTGCATTTCCAATTGCAATCGTCAGCTTTTTGATGCCGCCCGTCAACGTCTCGACATTCACGCCAGACTGATCGGCAGCGTACCCAAGTCGTTGCAAAAACGCCCCCGACAAACCAGTCTTCACGGCCTCATCTGCGATTCCGGCGAGCGAAGATATCCGATTTGCCACGGCATAGATTGCCACGCCCGCGGCAGCAGCTCCAACGGCTACGCCTTTAAATGCTGCTTTCGCTGGATTGATAAATGACTTTGCACTTTCGCCGAACGAAGCTAAAGCAGATTTTGATTCTTTCAAACTGCTTTTTAGCTTTGAGTTGTTTCCCGATAAATTGACAACTAAATCATTCGCCACGTTAGTTGCCCTTCATGTTTTTTATGGCCTGCAAATCGACTTCATTTTCACGCGATTGATCGCATGGCATGTAACACGATAGACCATCAATAATCTGATTAAATTCGGCGGCTTCTACTTTCGATGCTGACTGCATGGCCATCATGTGAGCAGTGTTAACCGCCATTCGCAAATCCATTCTACGTTCACCGAATGGTGCCACATAAAACATTGCAACCTGTGCAGCCCACTCGTAAGCAGTGTGCTCACCTTTTATGTTCCACCAATCAAGCCGACCAACGGAACGACCAAGCTCAGCAGCAAAGCGGGCTTCGTCGTCCCGTGTTAGTTTTTTATTAGCTTTTCCTGCGACGGCGGCCCGTTTGATAGCCCGATGATTTTGTTGATCAGTTCCGTTCTCGTGTCTAGTGGCAAATCGACTTCGCATAAAATGCGAGCACCAAACTGCTTCGGCGTTTCATCTAGTGTTTTTATAAACTCTGCTGTTCCATTTTCATTGAGAACACAGCAGCCGATCATAAATCCAAGGCTTTCGTCATCGTCTCGAAACTTCTGCACGATATCCAATTCAGAAGTTAGCATTGCACGCAAGTGAATTGTTTCGCCATCAATCTGAAACGGATAGAAACGCCGCTTCGTCAGCTTCGAAATCACGGACATTAAATATCATCCTCGTCGTTTTCGTTAGCTGTTTTCGCAGCCTGATACGCATCCCAGTTTGGCCCCGGCTTGTATTGCAATTTGGCGTCGTAGCCGAGAATCACGCCAGCCCGAAATAGCTCCCGATCGTCTGGCAAGTTGATGCCAAGATTGTCCATCTGATAATCGACTTGCAACACGGCGATTTGAGTGGCATTGAGATTCAACGCCCTCGCACACTCATCGTCAGCCGGTTGTGCTTGACCTGTGCGACACAGTGCCAACGCCTGCGACCCCGTGAACTCGCTGCCTGTTTTGAAATAGGCAACGAGTTTACCGTCTTTCTGTTTTCGCCATGACACTGGCGGATGCAACTCTGTTAGCTTCGACGTGTCAGCATCCTGATCGAGAACTAATTTCGCCAGCATTATGACGGTGCTCCGGAGCATTCGATTGAGTAGGAAATGCCGACGCCATCGGCCATTGCTACGCTGATGTCAGCACCGAATCCAGCACCGATATAAATCTTGGAAGTCGGCGTCGAGTCTGTGTATGTCACTTTGAAATTCGTCACGACTGGAGCCAAGATCAGTGCGAGAAACGCCTGCATCACGGTGTCATCCGGATCATAAAATCCATCAGCACTGATTGAGTGTGGATCAACGTAGCCTGTCGGTGCTTTGGTTTTGCACGCGATGCCATCGAGCGTTGTAGTGTCAAACGTCTCAGACTTTTCACCGCTGAGTGATATGCTTTTGAGTTGTGGAATCGCCGTATAAACGGAACTGATTTCCATCGCTAGCACGGTGCCTTTTGATTTTATTTTGACAGCCATTTATCTCATCCCTTCAAGTTTGGATAATTCTTTTTTGAGCATCAACGCACCGCGTTCAATCATGTATTTGTTCTGCTGTCCTCTTGATTTTGTGGCAGCTTGTGCTGCTAGTCCGGGCTGCATCGCTGGCATCGTTCCTGTGTTGTGCGGTTCTGGTGGATTTTGCTTTCCAAGAGTATTACGGCCCGTTTCTCGTTGTTCAGTTCCGGCAACCCACCAGTGAATATTTTGAGCAGATATCCCGACGCCGCCTTTTTTGTTTCCTCGTCGGTTTGCTTTTTTTGGCTCGTTTTTCTTTCGCTTACCGACACCAAAACCGACCAGTGCCTTAATCATGTTTTTATTGATCTTGTGCTTGAATCGCGCCCGCACTCCCTTGCGACCTTCCTTGACTTTTTTGCTTGTGTCTTTCTTCATCTGCTTGCCGATAACATTCAGCTTTGCACGAACCATTGCCCCCAGTATTTTTTCCGCTGACTTGTTTTCAAGAACGCTCATCTTCTTCAAAAGTAAATCGAGACCTTCAACGACATCACCACCTGACACGGCAGTCAACGCAACGCTGGCCATTTAGCTAGACTCCACTTCAACACGAAGCACAAGGCTCGCCACGAACAGCCAACTCTGTTGCAGAATGCTTTTGATTGGTACTTCAATTGGATCAATCTCCGCATCCCAAACTTTAACACGCCCATCAGATGAATCGAAGTTATTGACTCGCTGATAGATTTGCCGAAAGATTAGTTTCAACTGATCGATTTCATCGCTGCTAACAGATGAAACTTTCTTCCGCATCCAGATGCGAATCTGGTGAGTACTTCTGTCCTCAACGTCGAGAGTCTCAACCAACTGCTCCTCTGTTTCACCGACGACATCGACACGCAGGCCAGTGACTTCTTCGAGCGGATCGATAATCAATGCACCATACCTTGCGACAACATCTAAGTCATAAGCTCCGCCACTGTTGATCTGATCAACAATCAATGACATTGCTTCAGAACTTGGTGCTATCGTGACGGCCATTTATCCAACCTGCTTCGTATGAATTCGAGTCATCTGCTGACTGATTCTGCGATATACTTTTTCGCTGACTGTCGGCTGTACCTCGTATGTCAGACCGCCGCCAATAATCTTGTCACCGCGTTCAGGAGGATCGTAGGGCAGTCCCGTTGTTAGACAGATAAAATCTACCGGCCTGACTTCAATCTGCACGCCGTTTGCAAGATCCATAATCATGCTTTGGCCTACTGATTTTCGCAGCGTCACTGTCGTCGTCGTCACGCCTCGAAGGTAGACGAACGAACCACCAGCTTCCGCAAGCAGTTCGTTCGTCATGTCTCCGATAGCGTCATCAAAATCAGTCGCCATAACTTAGCTCGCGACCAGCGGCAGTGAATACCACTGAGTCGCGGAAGACGCGATCAGTGTGATAGGCATTAAACCAGTCGTTAGTGACAACGCACCGCTAGCACTCAAGCCATTGATTGTGGAAGACGTTTTCGGATAGACTTTCAACACGCCTGCCGTTAATCCCTTGATTATCACAGTAGCACCTGGAACTGCGACCGGAAGAATGACGCCCTTCGTGCCGTCAGCACCAGTGACCAGATTCAATCCTGATGTTAATTGAGCCGCGTCCGAAATCAGTGTACCTGTCGCTGTAATTGAACTCACAGCCAGCAAATTCGTTTGCTTATTAAGATGCGTTTTTCCAAAGTCGTCACCGCTTGCGGCAGTCTCTACGCAGACTCCTGCGTACGTTCCAAAACCTAGCTGATTCGCTGCACCTGTTCCGGCAACGCCGCTGTCCGGATCTCCTGTCGGATTCCAGTGAACGGGCAATCCTCGCACCCAAGCTGCTGTAGTTTTCGGCAGTTTGAAATTGCCATCGACTGCAAGCGAACCCTGCTCGTTGGCTGCAATGTCTGTGACTGCTACTCCAACGATTCCATTCAATACAACAACGTCGCCACCGACCACCGCACCGCTTGGCGTGTAGTCGATCACATCAGTTGCTGAATACGTTTGTGCCGGAACCTGTGCCATCTTCGTAACTCCAAAAAATCATGTTCTAAGAAATGCCGAGCGACACACGCCGCCCGGCTTATTGTGTCACGAAGTGACTATGCTGCACCTTTGCTCATCAAAGCATTTAGGTATTCACCAAGATCACAACCGAAGTCGTGATAGCCACGGAACTGAATTCCAAGCGTGTTGAAATCTGCGTCCGCGTTTTCGACTGTCGGCGTTTCCTGTCCATTCAAGAACGATACAACGACAGGCGAGCCTGCTGCTTTGTCGCCGAATAAATACCAAGCCGTTGTGCTGTAACCGCTGATCGAAGAATCAGACAATTGATTCGCAACGATTGGCTGATAACGTCCTGAATAGATGTTTGCGTCGGACACCTTGACGGCTGCAAGATTGCGAGCAACATAAAGCTGTTCGGCAATCGTTTCTAATTCAGGAGGCACAAGCACAAACTTCGGTGAACCTGACATTCGCTTTGCACCGTCAGCAGCAGGGCTTGTGCGTTGACGCCAGCCCTTCACGCCTAGGCCCAAGCCAACGCCATCGGTGCCGAGATTCGTTGTTGCACCTGTAATGTAATTCGTGCGAGTCGCCGTAAAGATCGTCGCCAGATTACCAAGGAAGGTAGTCCAGAAAAGATCATTCAGCTTGCTTGCTGCACCGCGACCGATTCGATTTCGCAAATCGTCAAACGCACCAAGATCATCATTGATAATGTCCTGCCGTGTCAGGCTGAACATCTTGGCGTAGGTATCGACTTGGCGAGTGTATGATTCCTCGCTGATCGTCCCGTGCTTAATGACGCCACCAGGCCCCAGTTTTTCATACTTCATGTTGTCCAGCATGCGATAGCTCGTGACAGTTTTGAAGTCGCTGACGGATTTCGTTTGAGCAATCTCACGCCATACCTGATCTTCTTCCATGTAGCCATCGAGCAACTCTTTGTTGGCTACGTTGCTCAGGATTCCAGGCAGAGAAATTGCAGTGAACGCCGCTTGCAATTGCTGGCCACTTCCGCATGAATACGTTAGCACTTCACGCAGATTACCGGCAGTCACTCTCATTCCCGGCGTCATGCTCATGCCGTTCGCAGCGGCAGCCATCAGCATCATCTGCTGTAGACCGATGCCGCGTTTAAACTGACTATGTGCAGCTTGCAAAGTCTTGTCGTCGAATTGCTTTTCAACGTTTTTGATTTTGCGAGTCACACACATTGCCGCTTCGAGGACTTGCGGCAGATTTTCGGCAGCACTCTGTGCTCCGCCGAAGCTCGTTGTTCGAGCACCCATTGCCTGAATCTGTTTCGCCTTCATCACTTCGAGTTCGACTTTTTCAATTGACCAATCTTGCTCAATTGCTGTCGCTGCGATGTTTGGAAAACCAAATGCCTTAGCTTGGATTTCACCGCTTTTGCGGATCATTGCAGCCTGTAGTTTTCGTTCTTCGTTCAGTCGTGCTTCGATTGTCACTGCGTTTGCTCCTGCTGATACGGGTGGTGGAATAACGGGAGCCACTGGAACAGCAGCGGCAACTGGTGCCACTGCGGCAGCGGCTGCGGCAGGAGCCTGTGAAACAGCCGCATAGGCTGTCTGTAAAACCGCCACGGCCTCTGGTGTCAACGTCGAAACATCAAGGCCGAGACTCATCAACCAATCTTCAAAAACCATGGCCGCAGCCCCTTTCAAAAAACGACGGGCTGATGCCGCCAAATTCACTGTTGTTGAACTGTCCGCCCCCATTGGGAGAACACTCGTTTCACGCAACACGGATCTCCGTGCTATTGTCACTGGCCCGACAAATGTCTGACCGTTTGCCGTTGCCGTTTGACCGGCTGCAATTTCTTCTGACTCGATCACCATCGCACCAATCGACGCCTGCCATGTGTGACCTGCTGCCGATTGTGCGAGCACCTGTAAAGCAGTTGCCGATTGACCTGTAACGACTCCGGACAGTGTCAACGCCTTGCCGTCGTTCCTGATGTTGTCCGTCAGTCCGAGAGTTGCTTCAACTGTCTTTGTGTGATCAATCAAGATCGGAATCGCGTTAGGCGTTTCCAGTCCTGCTAAATCAACTACAACCGGATGCACGAATCCTTCGACGTTCAGCGTTCCGCCTGAATAAGCGAGGATCTGAAAACGCTTCGGCTTGCCAGCACCGTTTGCTTTTAGCCGAAGAAACGCAGGCATGTTCAGTGGCTTCATACTGCGACCTCCGAGATTGTCTGAACTTGCACACCGCCATCAAGCGCGTCGGCAATCAGTGCCGCGATTCGATCTGGTGTCAATCCAATACTGGCGAGCGTCTGTTCTGCCATCACCTGCGAAATCTCACCGGCTGCAAATTGCTCCAGTGATTTCATGATCCGCTTTTGATTATTTGAAAACGCTCGCTGGCCGATTGTTGTGTATTCACCTTGCGGCATCGTAGATGAAACTCCTGCTGTTACTGGTGCTGTTGGCAGTGGAGCACCTGGCACAAGGCCGAATGTTTTTGCAAACACCGCAGCTTTATAAACTTCTACTGGGACGCCGAAGTCACCGGCAGCACGAACGCTTTCCGTGTCCCAATCCTGCCCGCGTCTGGCGTGTTCTTCAGTCGGTGTTGATTGACCTGTTGACAGTCGAACAGAAGCGGCATTCGCTGCGTCTAAGGCGTCCAATTCTGGCAACGGCGGCCAGTGCCATTTGTGATCACATTCACCGAACTGCGGCAAGCCATCGAGTAATCCCGGCGTGTAAATCGCCGACTCAAGGAACCACTGAAAAACAGGTTCAATGATCGAGAACTCGACACGGCTTTGTTCGCACTTGACTTCAGGCTCCCACACATTTTTCATGTCGCCTTTGAAGGAACTGAAATTTGCATCTTTGCCCGTGCCTGCTGCCAGCGTGTATGGCATGTTCGTGCAGCGGCTAAAACTTTGCAGTGCTTGCCGCTGGAACATTTCGTACAACGGCCCTGGCTGTTTTGGTTCAACCTGTCCGATCTCCCAACCTGCCGGCAGCGTCGTCAGCATGTTGCGTGCGATCTCAATCTCTGCGAAGTCGGCAGGGCTTGCTGTCGGATCGAGTGCAGGCGAATTTGATTTCAAATACATCGCGAAGTTCGCGGCTGTCTCAGCACTGTAGAGCGTTGCTAGTTCCTGCCGTCGCATGATTGGCAACGTCTGGAGTGCCGGTGTTGCCCGAGGTATTCCGCGAGTCTGTCCCGGACGATCGGCACGAAATAAGTGGAGCACCTCACGCGAAGAATACCACGCACCGTCGAGCGTGCTGATTGGTACATTCGAACCGGGATGCTGATTGTAAACGTAGATCTGAATTTCGTTCAGCGATTTGTC